ATGGAGAACCGGAAGATTAAGTTTCCGGTGGAAGAAATGGCGCAGCAGGGCCTGATCACGATAGTCTACGGCGACATCATCACACCGGAGCATATTGCGAACTGGTTCATCGAGCAGGCCCGGAAGTGCCACATCATAGACATCGCGGCCGACAGATTCCGGGCAGGGGTTGTGTGCGATGCGTTTACTAAGGCGGGATTACCCTTAAGCATCATACCCAGCGGCCCGATAACGCACGCAAAGATAGCGCCGTTGATTACCGCGATGTTTGCCGAAGAGACCATTGTCTTCGGTGACAATCCCGTCATGCGCTGGTACACCAACAATGTTTGTATAGTCCTTGACGGTAAAGGAAACACCACGTATCACAAAATCGAGCCGCGGACTAGAAAGACCGACGGCTTTTTTGCTTTGATACACGCACTGTCGAAAGACCACGAATTGCAAGACTCAACGGGTGAGTTTATATCGCTCGGGGTTTATACCTACTAGAAGGGAGGGTTGGCAGTGTGAGCTTTTGGGATTGGTTTTCAGGTTTATTTGATAAAGAAGGGAAGCTCGCCTTGAACGCAACGGTTGGCAGACTTGCCACGGAGGTGTACTACAAGGAGCTGGCGTTTCAAGCGTGTGCTAACCTGATCGCTAAGACTTTGGCCCGAGCAGAGTTCCGCACATTTCTCAAAGGCGAAGAGGTTCGGGGGGATATGTATTACCTCCTTAACGTCGAACCTAATCCAAATCAGAACGCCAGCGATTTTTGGCGGGATGCTGTATATCGCGCTGTAAAGGGTAATGAGTCGCTCATAGTCATGGAGGGGGATTACCTCTACTTAGCAGACTCATGGAATGTGGTGCCAGGCACTTTCGTTGAAAACCTCTACACCGAGATACAGCTGGGAGAGCTGAAGGAGCCTTTGAGACGGCGGGAAAGTGAAGTGCTGCACCTGCGGATGTACAACAATAAAGTCGCTCAGGTTATTGATGGTCTGTACGACTCTTACAGCAAGCTTATCGCTGCGGCGCAGAAGCGTTATAGGAGAAACAGTTCTAAGAGAGGGTTCTTGGAACTGGGGACTAGTTACCCGCAAACCGAGAAGGCCCAGGCGGATCTCAAAGATTTGCTGGAGAACAGGTTTAAAACCTTTTTCCAGCACGAAGATGACGCTGTTCTTCCTTTGACAGGTGGGGCCAAGTGGCAGGAGCTGGAGACCACCGGTCCGACGGCCAGGGGGTCTGTTGAGGGCCGGGACATTCGAGGGTTTATCGATGACATCTTCGATTTTACGGCTGTAGCTTTCCAAGTACCGCCGCAACTATTGAAAGGGAACGTGGCTGACACCCACGAGGCGATGAAGAACTTCCTGACGTTCTGCATTAACCCGCTGGCCGACATGATCGGTGATGAAATTAATCGTAAGATGTACGGGAAGAGGGATTTCAAGAAGCGCAGCTACGTCAAGGTGGACACTACGCACATCCGAGCGGTGGACATCAAAGACGTTGCTAATGCGTTGGATGTCCTCTTCCGCATCGGCGCCTACACCATCGATGACTGCCTGAAGTACTTGGGCATGGAGCCCATTGGTGGTGAGGTTGGCCAACAGAGATTCGTCACTAAGAACTACCAGCCCATTGAGACTGTCATCGATGGTGAAGGGGGTGAGCAGGATTGAAGCGTTAGCCATAGATAGACCGCTTAACGAGAGGGGTGAGTCAATGAGAAAATACTGGCAACTTGAGGTAAAGGGCGCCGAGGCGTCCATTTTCATCTATGGCGACATCGTGTCTGAGCCGTGGAAGTGGTACGAGTCCGATGTAACCAGTTACGACTTGGTGAAGGAAATCGAGGGACTTGATGTAGACGCGATCCATTGCTACATCAACTCTTACGGCGGCGAGGTTGCTGAGGGCTTGGCTATTTACAACGCATTAAAACGACACAAGGCCAAGGTTAAGACCTACTGCGATGGCTTTGCTTGCTCTGCTGCTAGTGTGGTGTTCATGGCCGGAGATGAGCGCATTATGTCTGCATCTTCCCTGCTCATGATTCACAACGCTTGGATGTGGGCCGCGGGAGATGCAAATGAACTTCGCAAGCAAGCTGATGACCTTGAGATTATCAATGAGGCATCCAACAATGCTTACCTGGAGCATGTCAATATTAGTAAAGAACAGTTGCAAGAAATGTTGGACAAGGAAACTTGGCTGACCGCTCAAGAGGCTTTTGATATGGGCTTCTGCACGACGGTTGTCAATGACTCTGCCAGTAAGAAGGCGGCCAATCAGAGTGCTAGGATGAAGATTGTGCAACTCATCTTGGAACGCCGAGATGGTGCCAAGGAGCCTCAGGTAACACTGAGTGAAGATATGTTGAAAGTGTTAGAGGATCGTCTGATGCAGCGGATCGTACAGCAACAACAAAATAACTCAGCTTCGGATGAACCGAAGCAAGGAGACCCTGAACCAGACGGCAAGGGTCTTTTCAACTTCCTGGCAGCGTTAGCTGACCGCATTTTAAAGGAGGATGAATAAGTTGAAAAACCTTGATTTGCTTAAACAGCAGAAGGCCGAGTTTGCGGCCAAGATGAAGGAAGCTGTCCAAAACAACAATGAGGAGGCCTTTGCTGAGGCCTTTATTGAGTACACCGACATACTGCAGGAGGCCGTGCTAGCCGAAGCCAAGGGCCTTGTAGCTGCAGCGGACAACCAGATCCTTAGCGGTCGTGGCGTAAGGGCGCTCACCAGCGAGGAGAACAAATACTACCAGGGGCTAATCAATGCCTTGAAGTCTGGCAACCCGAAACAGGCACTGGCCGACTTCAACGTAATTCTGCCGGTGACAGTCATCGACGCCATCTTCGAGGATCTCACAGAAGAGCATCCGCTACTTGATGCGGTCAACTTCATGCCGACCGGCGCGCTGGTGGAAATCCTTGTCAACACACAGGACGGCAGGCACCTGGCCACCTGGGATCAGCTCTGTAGCGAGATCATCAAGGAGCTGACCGGGGGCTTCAGGAAGCTCGACCTGACGCAGAAGAAGCTGTCGGCGTTTCTGCCGATTTGCAAGGCGATGCTGGATCTTGGCCCGGCATGGCTCGACCGCTATGTGCGGGCTATCCTATCCGAGGCAATTGCCAATGGACTCGAGAGTGGGATTATCGACGGCTCCGGCCTGGACGAGCCCACTGGTATGCGGCGCGATCCTAATTCGCCGCTTAATCCCGTTACGGGCTACGGCCTGATAGCTAGTATCCCGTTCAACGAGATTTCGCCAGCGACCTATGGGGCGTTACTTGCTGAGCTGTCGGTGTCGCCAAACGGCCTGAATCGGAAGATTTCGGAAGTGATCTTTATAGTCAACCCACTTGACTATTTCACAAAGATCATGCCCGCGACATCGTTCAGGCGTCCAGATGGCACATACGCCTACGACATTTTCCCATTCCCGACTCGCGTGATCCAGTCCGTGTATCAGCCCGTCAACGAGGCGATCATCGGGCTGCCGAAACGCTATTTCATGGGCCTTGGGACCTCTAAGGGCGGGAAGATCGAATACTCCGACGAGTATCGCTTCCTTGAGGACGAGAGGGTATACCTGACCAAGCTCTACGGAAATGGTATGCCACTCGATAGCCGTTCATTCCGCAGGCTGGACATCACCGACTTGCGGCCCGTCTACCCGATTGTGCGCACTACCCCCTATGTAGATGCGCGTCTCGATGGGTTGAAGGTTGCTGACGGTGCTGTGGCGATCAGCCCGGCGTTTAATGCGGATGTTCATTACTACACCGCCGAAACCACTAACGTGGCTGATTTGGTGGCGGCGACTGCCAAGGACACCAATGCGGTAATTACAGCCACCCTCAATGGCGAGGAGACTGATCTTGCCACGAACCAAACCTGGGCTGAGGGCCAGAACGTGATCGTGATTACCGTTACCAACGGCGGCGTCGTGGAGACGTACATCCTGGTAGTAACCTACACGCCGGAGGCGTGAGGAGTTGGTGTGAGTGAGCAAGAAAAAAGTAAGGGTTAGGGTGCTCCGAACCTTCTACAACAAGTACAGTAAGTCCCTGCACAACGCGGGGACTTACTTGTTTATCACCAAGCGGCGGCTTAAAGAGATCAATGGCGCCGGCCATGGCAAGCTGGTGGAGTTGGCGGATGAGGAAGGGTAGGTGATACGCATGCTGCTACAAGAGGTTAAGAACTATCTCAAGATCACCTGGGAGGAAGAGGATGCTCACATCCAGGGGATCATCAACCGCGGGCAGGCGTATCTCAATGTTCTGACTGGTGCCGAGTTAGACTTCGAGGCCGAGGGCCCGCCCAAGGCCCTACTCCTGGACTACTGCCGTTAT